AATTGGGATGACTTTCAAAATAGCTATTTATTTTTTGAATGTCACCCCAACTAATAGAATCACCTTTTAGTAAGCTATCACCGCCACGTTTCCATGTCTTAGCTAACAACAACCCGCCTTTAACATTACTAGCCACAGCTTTTGGTGTTCTGTATGAGCAACGTGATTTTTGGGTTGGTGTCATATTATTGCTCGGTTAAAATGATTTTAGCACTCTGTAAGCAAACGTCTGTAGATGCAGCGGTAGTACCGGTAATGAGTAAGTAGAAGGACTCATCTTCGCCCACAATCTCAGACAAGCCTGTCTTAGTTGAGTTTGCATCAGTAATAGCAGTGTCAGCTGTTACAGCGATCTGAGTCATAGAACCCACAGAAGCATCCGCAACGTCAGCAGCTGCAGCAGTCATCTTACGAAGCTCAGCATCTAGTGTTACAGCGCCGCCAGCGGATTCGATCTGACCAGCAAGTGAGAAGCCAGTAATAACATCACCCACTTTAAGACCTGTTACCGGAATAACAAACTTAGAAGCGGACTGTGAAGCCGGTAGTGTTACAAGATCAATATTACTTGCAGCACGAGTTACGAAACCCGCAGTACCACCAACCTTACCTGTTGAAGCCACAAGCTGAAGCTTACGGCCCGGGCGTTCAACGGTACCCGAAAAGATTTGTTTCTGTTTTTGTTTACTAGCCATAGTTTAGTTCTCCTTATTTTAATGTTGTTATAACTACACAGCGACAATTAATAACCTCACTAGGCCGGGCAGCTATGTCACCCGGGTACCGTAAGCCATTACCATCGCCACTGATGAACGGCTGTCCAAAAGGACGTATTTGACCGTGCATTGACGCATGACTACCGCGGACTCTTTCATCAGCCGCGGTAACCCATTCACGTTTAATTTCTAGTGGACTAATATCGCCGGCATCCACAGCTTGATTAAACATTTCTTCATTACCTTCATGTACCACACGCAATGATTCTGTCCTAGCGATAACCCTAGCACGATAGTCCAGCTGGCGTTCAGCGTACCTATTTACCATACGATCTATCTGGCTAGTTGTCAAAGCTACTCCGGTGTCGAGTGAGTTCTCTATTGTTCTATCGAACCTTCTGTCCCTTAATGACCTAGTTAAAGATTCGGCTGAGTTAAGCTCCAAGATACGCCTATAATTTTTTACCTGTTCAACTTGTCTAGCTGATAATCCTAACATCAAGGAAAGGTCTTTAGCAGACTCCTTAGGGTTTAGCCCTTGAGCAATACCCGTGGTTAATATACTACGTATTGCTTGTCTTTGGTCAGATGAGATGTCACTTACTAATCTTAATCGAGTACTTTGCATTAATCGGACAGCCCGGTCATTGGCTATGTTAAAGTTAATCTCAATATTAAGTAATTCGCTAATCTCCTTAGCAGCGGATTGGCCAACGAGTGAATACATCAGGATGGTACTAGACGCAAACCCGGTAATGGTTTTTTCTATGATGTCAAAGGCCGAAGTAAACTGGCCGATTTCAATTAGTCTAACAATCTCACTTACGACCTGTTGGCTACGTAGCTTTTTTACAGCCGTCATAAATTCCTTATAGATCTTAGGGCTTATGGCATTAAGCAATGTAGTTATATAAGCTATATCTGACTTCTTTGATTTGCTAAGCATTTGCTGGGCCCCTTACCTGACAGGTGTAGGTAGCGGCCGCTGGATCACGTTTAACACGAACTATCTTATAGGTATAACCCTCCACAGTAACCTTATCATTACCTTGGGGTATTTTAGAGCTGGAGATGCTTGCTCCGAGTATGCAAACTTTTCGGTCACCAGTAACCACCAAGGTACCATCGACTTCTCTATCGGTATAGTCAGAGATAAACCCTCTAGCATTATAGCTTGTTGATATTGGTTGAACACCGCCGGAGAGGTTACCGGTAGTACGAGTACCTTTAACTGACTTAATAAGGACAACGGGTAATAGTAATGGACCCATTTCCTTATTAATGATACCAGCAATGTCAATTCCAAATAAGTTAGGCATCAGGAATACCCATCATTTACACCGTAGGGGTTACAATCAAACTGAGAAGTGCCACAATTGCCCGTCACCGTTGGAGCGGATATACTACCGGCAGTCCCAGTTAATAAGAACTGAGCGATAAGTTCTTGTGTCACCGTTGGAAACCTTCCGCCAGTAACTGGTCTGAAATATTGCACCTGAGCTTCGGCTGCTTTTAATGATTTGATGTTAGATGAAGTACTCCTATTAGTTTCCACAGTACCATCCATAGCAAGGGCGAGTGCTAATTCACAACAAGCATCTAACACCTGTTGTGGCACGGCCGATGAACTAACTGTAGTGCCATATTTATCGGTTACACTTGTACGAGGCCATTCGAGTGCTTGACTCGAACTTGTCTTAGAACCCATCCAGGTCTGACGGTCCAACATACGAGTCGCTGACATTAAGGCAAGATCTTTATTATTATCCGTAATGGCTGCCCAATCATTACTCTTCAAACTGTTAGAAAAGTACGTGGTAGCATTAGTACGTGAGATATAAGAATTAGTATCTACAGTTAAAGTCATATGTGTCTCCTATGCACCATTATAACCTGAAATAGCCATTTTAGCAATGGTACTAGTTATTACCTGTTGGAACTTCATCCACAGCATCATCCAATACCATCTGCATTGCCTTTTCGGGATCACCACGACTTAAACCCAACAAGTCACGAACCTCGCCGATAGCCGGATCATCGGGTGTCATCACTGCACCAGCCTGTGCCATATCCTTAAGAGCATTGGTAATCTTCTCCACATCACGTAAACCAAGTGAGTCAGTTTTGAACCATGGTTTAAGGTCTTGTGGTAACCCATTTAATAACCATAGTGTATTGATGAAGTCTTTTGAGTAGCCTGATGCCATCTCATTAAGTGCGCTGTCAACCACCATATAGAAGTTATCTGACTTATCACGGGATAGTGCTTGTGAGCCCTTACCTTGACCAAGTAATAAACCCTCAACACCAAGGATCCGAGCAATCTCACCATTAACACGACTGATAGCACCTGAGACTTGTTGAAGGTTATCACTGTCACACTTTAACAAATCAACGTCCCATAGGCGCGTTTGACTAGGGGTAGCAGCCTCATTCTGAGCTAAATACGTTGCACTATCAAGCAATAGCCCTAACTTAGGGCCTTTAATGTGATTTTCAATGAAGTCAGCTAGCGGTCGTTCAATGGCTTGTTTCTGTGCTTCAGTAATTGAACCATCTTCAACTAACTTAGCTAATTCAGTAAATGGCGCGCGGCCAACAGGAATGCCACGAAGATCAGTCTCATAGCCATAACCTTCGAGCTCTTCGTATCGTTGGAGTCTCTTAGCGGGGTTAACTATATGACGGAATAAGCCAAGGCCTTCAGGATTATCATTCAAAGCATCATCCACAAGATAGATAACCTTTGACCTTGGAAGGTATAAGGATTGAGATGTTTGTGGTGATCTTTGAATGATACCTTTAACTTCACCCCATAGCTCAGTGTCCCATTGCTCGATTGTCTTTTGTGGTCGGGATTCAATATCAAGAAAACCTATACGACCATCGGTGCGTTTCTTTGCAACCCACTCTTGAACACCGAATCCATAGAACTTATAGGTTACACCTTTGCGAACTATTCGATCCCATGGAGTATTACAGTCATGGATAACCGATTCCACAAACTCTGCAAGCTCTTTCGCTTCTGGCGTATCGTTAGCGGGTTCAACTTTCCAAGAAGACTTGGTGATAACGTTTAAGAAGTACCGCACACCCGCTGAGACTATCGAGGTGTTCACCAGTATATCTGAAAATGTGATATACCTATTAGTGCCAGTGAGTGCTGAGTTTTTCTCATTCGTATCTACATAGCCACCGTATATCTTGGCGCCACCGACACCGGCACGTTCCATGGGTTTTACAGTTGTGGTTTTTACACCGGTATCATTTTTCTTTACCATATACAAGCTCCTATTTTAATTTAATTTGTACCGGTGCACAAGGTACTATTCTTGGTCTCTTTTTAATTAAGGCATGGAATGCTCGACTAGCCGCGTCTATTTGATCTTTAAATTTGCCGTTGGGGAAAGTACAAGCTTCATCAAAAAAGTCACCGTTCCATGAGCCGCGGATTACCTTTACATTACCCGCTT